GATTTCACTGGTACTGTTTCCGAGTGGTACGAGACTCTCGTTGAGACAATCAACGATGTCTCTGCACAGATCCATCGCAAGACTCTCCGTGGCGGAGCCAACTTCGTAGTGTGTTCACCTGAAGTTGCTAACGTCCTTGAGTTTACCGCTGGCTTCCGCGCAAACATCACTGCTGATGCAGATCGCGGCACCATCGGTGCAGTAAAAACTGGCTCATTGAGCAAGAAGTGGGACGTATATGTCGATCCTTACTTCCCTCGCAACGTGATCCTTGTTGGTCGTAAGGGTGGTTCATTCCTCGAAAGTGGTTATGTATACTCCCCATATGTCCCACTGCAGGTGACTCCCACCATCTTCGGAACCGAAGACTTCGTACCTCGCAAGGGTGTGATGACTCGCTACGGCAAAAAGATGGTACGTCCCGACATGTATGGACTCGTCATTGTTGTCGATCTTGTTTGATAGATAATATCGCAATATAAAACGATAGCGTAAAAAGAATTCCCTCGTCATGCAGATGGCGGGGGTTTTCTTTATTCCGTCAACTATTTACACTGAGGAGACTTATACTTAATGGCAATCCCCACCCTTACCCCCGCTTCTACTGTCAGTGCAATCGTTCTTCCTGCAACAGGATTAACTACCTCCGTCGCTGCAAATTGTCCGATTGGAGTTTATGCAGCGTCTACGGATTTCTTATCCGGCGCATCCGATCAAGTGGCATACACTTATCAGAAACTCGGCGGAGACATCTTAGACATCGAATTGACGACAGGTAGTGTCTATGCTGCATATGAAGAGGCAGTTCTCGAATACTCATATATCATCAATCTCCATCAGTCAAAGAACGTACTGCCAGACTTCCTCGGCAACGTAACTGGAACATTTGATCATGATGGGAGTTTAAAATCCGGCATACTATCTTCCAGCTTGAGCGGAACACATCTCGCTCTCAAGTTCCCGAAGATGACATTCTCTTATAATCAGAGAGTCACAGAAGGCTTTTCAACTCAGGCGGCAATGGGAGGCACAACTCCAATTTACTCTGCCTCGTTCGCCCGTGCTGAAACCCAGGACTATGATCTCCAAGCAATTTTGTCAAGCGCCTCTGTGAACAACTTAGACGTAGCAACAGGCAACCCTGTCCCATACGCTGGCATGATAGCCGATAGAAAGGTAATCATTGAGGAGGTGTATTATAAGACACCCGGCGCAATGTGGAGGTTCTTTGGATATTACGGAGGACTCAATACTGTTGGAAACCTTTCCAACTATGGACAGTATGCCGATGATTCAACATTTCAGCTAATTCCTGTCTGGCAAAACAAGGCACAGGCAATGGCATTCGAGGACTCAATCTACACCAGGAACTCTCATTATTCATATGAGTTGAAAGGAAGCAAGCTTAGAATATTCCCCATGCCACCAGCCAGCATAAGTCCAGCCTATTATTGGTTCAATTTTAGATTGGCAGAAGATGCCTGGACTGAGACATCAGGTTCCGTATCTGGAGTCAATGGAATTAACAATATGAACACTCTCCCGTTTGCCAACATTCCATACGAGAATGTTAACTCAATCGGAAAGCAGTGGATTCGAAGATTCGCTCTTGCTCTTTGTAAGGAGACTCTTGGACAAACTCGTTCCAAGTTTGCTTCAATTCCTATCCCCGGAGAGTCAGTAACATTAAATGGTCCGGCATTAATTACAGAAGGAAGAGAAACTCAGGAGAAACTAAGAACAGAATTGAAGGACACTCTCGATCAGTTAACCTATCAAGCCTTAGCGGAGAAAGAATCGTCTATATCTGACTCTGTTGAGAATGTCACCAAGAAGGTTCCAACAGGTGTCTTTGTCGGATAAAGGGGAGCGATAGAACATGTCAGATGAAAATGAATGGAGTCAACCTGCTCAGCCTCCTCCCCCTCTCTTTCTTGGAGAGAAGGAGCGCAATCTTGTTAAGCAAGTCAATGATGAACTTGTTGAGAGAGTCATTGGACAGCAAGTTGTATATTACCCAATCGACAACTCGATTACTCAATACAATGACATCTACGGCGAAGCTATTGTGAAGACATTTCTCCCTCCAGTCAGAGTCTATGCTCTCGTGAACTATGATAGCATCCAGACAAAAGCAGATGACGCTACGGGACTTGACAAGTCGAGCAAGATAACTGTCAACTTCCATAAGAGAAGATTAACAGAAGATCAAAACCTATTTGTCCGCGAAGGCGACTTTGTCCTCTACGGCGGACTCTTTTACGAGATCACTTCCTTGTCTCAACCAAGAGAGCTATTCGGACAGATTGATCACAAATTTGAAATAACCGCAGCTTGCACAGTTTCGAGGGAGGGTTTGTTCGATGCCACATGATGATAAGTTGGGAGACATTACCTTTATGCCCTCTACTATCGAAACAATTGACAGAGCATTGTTCGATCACATTGATGATAGTCTCGACATCTTCTGCTCAACAAACAAGGGCTGGAAGAAAGTTCCTTTCTATTGGACAGGCGCGGAGAGAGCATTCCAGATAAAGCACGACAAAGACTTGCGAGATTCTAATGGAGTCTTAATATATCCTCTGATGACAATCGAGAGAGTATCTATTGCGAAGGACATCTCTAAGAGAGGGTCTGTTTACGCACCCATTCCAAATCGTGCAGATGCGAAAGGCGGAATAATGACTGTCGGAAGAGTTATCAAGCAAAATAAGACGGCAAACTTCGCCAACGCAGATGCAAAGAGAGTTGTTCTTAACGTCGGCAATGGGCAAAGCAATTTTCCAAAAAAGAATGACAAAGTGGTTTATGAAACATTGTCAATGCCAATCCCAGTCTATCTTGAGGTAGTCTATAAGCTCACAATTAAGACAGAGTATCAGCAACAAATGAATGAGATTATCACTCCATTCATGACTTCTCCAGGCGGCGTTAATTACTTCAGCGCAGCAAAAGATGGACATCGATTTGAAGTCTTTGTTGATTCCGAATATTCTCTCGATAACAATTCATCTGCCCTGAATGAAGATGAACGAGGATATAGGACAGATATATCTTTCAGAGTCATTGGGTATATTATCGGAGCAGGCAAGAACGATGAGCAGCCAAAGATTGTCAGAAGGGAAAATGCAGTCGAAATTAAGATGCCGAGAGAACACGTTATATTCGGTGATATCCCAGAGAATCTACATGTCAGCGGCAATGTTTCCTTTTATCGGGATTAGTCCACAGTTATTTGTGCCTTTAGGCATTCGCTCAACTATTTACTAACGATAATACGAATATATTTATATTTCGAAGATTATGTTGTAACGCTGTAAGGAGACAATACATAATGGCAGTCAAATCATTTAAGTTTATTTCACCGGGAATCTTTATCAACGAGATTGATAACTCCCAGTTACCTGCTCTTCCAGACGAGATAGGTCCAGTAGTCATCGGAAGAACCGAACGAGGACCAGCAATGCGTCCAGTTAAGGTTAGTTCATTTTCTGAGTTTGTCGAAGTCTTCGGCAATCCAATCCCTGGCGGACAAGGCGGCGATATCTGGCGCGATGGAAACTATACATCTCCAACATATGCTTCCTTTGCAGCACAAGCCTATCTCCGTAACTCCAATTCAGTCACAATGGTTCGTCTCCTCGGAGCAGAACAGGATGGATTAGCAGACGGCGCTGCAGGAAAAGCAGGCTGGCAAACTTCTGGCTCAAACACCAATAGTGCAGCCTCAAACGGCGGCGCTTATGGACTCTTTGTGTTCAATTCCGCTTCTGCTGCAACTGCAGTAACCGGCGCACTTGCTGCTGTCTGGTACATTAACGAGGGAACAATCGAGCTTTCTGGCACTCTTCGTGACGCAACGCTTAACTCTGGCTCTGCTGCTCTTTTTGATGTAAAGAGTTCTACTGACTACAAGGCAATTATCAAAGACGAGAGTGGAAATAAAGTAAAAGAGACTTCCTTCAACTTTAGTCCGTCTTCTGCAAAATACATTCGAAAGGTTTTCAACACCAATCCAACATTGGTGAACACTTCCATCACTCAGACAGCGCAGCAAGAGAAGTATTGGCTCGGCGGAACTTTCGAGAGGCACTTGAGTTCAGTTGTTTCTGGCGATTCATTCGCAACCATCCTCGGACTCGACAGCGGCTCTGGCGGGACCCAACAGAATTCTGCAAACTTCGAACAAGGCTTCCAAGCAGCCCAAACTCCTTGGATTATCTCACAGCACAATCAGTCTGCCTACTCCGGCTTCAGTGCATCAAATATGCAGAAGCTATTCAAGTTCCACACACTTGACGCGGGTGAGGACGAGATGAAGAAACTCAAAGTTTCAATCGCAGATGTCAAGGCTTCAACAAGTGACGCAGATCCTTATGGCTCATTCAGCGTCCTTGTTCGCGATGCCAGCGACAGCGATACCGCCCCAGTCGTTTTGGAAAGGTTTAGTGCTGTGAACTTGAACCCTAACTCCTCTCGATACATCGGACGAGCAATTGGTGATCAATATCTCACCTGGAACGATACTTCAAGACGACATATCGTTCTTGGCAACTATCTCAATGCATCTAAGTTCATCCGAGTAGAAATGAATAGCGATGTCGATCAGGGTGTTACTGACGCCGCGCTCATCCCATTCGGCTCCTTCGGCCCAGTTCGTATGAAGCAATGGGAATACACCTCTGGTTCATTCGCAACGTTGCCTACCAACGCTTGGGCGCAAGGTGGATCTGCAAATATTCCATTAGCTCAATCCACTAACTTCATTGAATGTGGTGCGGAAGACTTTACAGGAAGGGTTCTTTATCCAGCGCTTTCTCTCCGAGTCAGTGCTTCCGATGGCGATATCCCAAATCCAAAGGACGCTTACTTCGGAGTTGATTCCACTCAAGCTACGAACAACAGACACGAACAGAGTTATGGCGACATCGTTCGCATGCTCCCAGTAGCTGTTGATTCCTTCGCAACCACTAATTCAACCGAATACTCCTATGTCTTCACTCTTGATGACTTGAGTCCTTCAACAGTCGGCTCAGCAACCGCTGTAGCAGTCTGGGCTTCTGGTTCACGAGCAGCAGGTAATTCTTACACTGCAGTCAGCGGAACCTACGAAGAAGTTCTCAATCAAGGCTACGACAGATTCACCGTTCCTTTGAACGGCGGATTCGACGGACTTGACATTAAAGAGAAAGATCCATTCAACAACACTCGTGCCCTCGAAGGCACAGATTCGACTAAGTATGCTTACTATACCGTTCGCAGAGCAATCGACACTGTGGTTGACCCAGAAGTAATAGAGTACAATATTATGGCTGCACCCGGTATCTGGAAAGAGTCTCTCACTTCACACATGGTTGAAGTCTGCGAAGCTCGCGGCGACTCACTTGCAGTCATCGATTTGAAAACCGGCTATGAGTCAGACTCCGAGGGAACAACGGCTGTAGCAGACAGACTCGGAAGCGTCTCCACTGCAATTTCTAACTTGAAGAGTCGCAGAATGAATTCCTCTTACGGTTGTGCTTACTACCCTTGGATTCAAATCAACGATACTATCAGTGATAGTCTCTTGTGGGCACCACCTTCAATCGTTGCTCTTGGAACATTCTCAAGCTCACAGCGAAATAGTGAACTTTGGTTCGCGCCTGCGGGATTCACCCGTGGCGGACTTACCGAGGGTTCCGCTGGACTTCCAGTAATTCAAACTCGTGAGAGATTGACTTCAAAGGATCGCGATGATCTTTACGAAGCAAATGTTAACCCAATTGCATCATTCCCAGCAGAGGGTATTGTAATCTTCGGACAGAAGACTCTACAAGTAACTCCATCTGCTCTCGATAGAATTAACGTTCGTCGTCTGATGATTTATGTCAAGAAGGAAATCTCCCGAATGGCAGCAACTGTCCTCTTCGATCAGAACGTTGATGCGACTTGGAACAGGTTTACCTCACAAGCTGAGCCCTTCTTGAGAAGTGTTCAGGCAAGACTTGGACTCGAAGATTTCAAGATTGTCCTTGATGATACAACCACCACAGCAGACTTGATTGATCGGAATATTATGTATGCCAAGATCTTCCTCAAGCCAGCACGCTCAATCGAATTTATTGCACTTGACTTTGTTATTACAAATAGTGGTGCTGGGTTCGAAGATTAATAATTAGATGACTATTTACTATAGCATCAACAGGAGAAATAAGTAATGAGTTTTTGGTCAGACAGAAATTTTGAACCCAAAAGACAGTTTAGATTTAAAGTGGAGTTCACGCCATTAAAGGGAGAAACATTATCTTTTCTTGCGAAGTCTGTGGATCGTCCATCTTATACTGTTGGTTCAACCCCACACGCATTCTTCAACCACACTTTCCATTTCCCCGGAAGAGTGACTTGGAATACGATAAGTCTCACTCTTGTTGATGCGGTAACTCCAGATGCATCAAGGACGTTGATGGATTACTTGGCGAATATTGGTTATGCAGATCCTACTTCAACGGCAGCGACTCCAAACTCAAAAGATGGGCAAACAATTACAAAACAAACTGCCACAAACTCTCTTGGAACCATCAAAATCATCGAATACGGAACTGAAGAGAAAACAGGAAGTAAGGCAAAAGTACACGGAACTTGGGAATTAAAGAATGCATTTATCACAGATGCAGCATTCGGAAGCCTATCTTATGACTCTGAGGAGTTGGTAGATATCACTTTAACTCTTCAATACGATTGGGCAACTTATTCAAGCAGATAAGAAAGTATCATTTAACTTTCCCCAGCATCATGCTATAATAAAGACATCCACAACACAAACCACACTTGAGGTGTAAATGTCGAGAAATAAAGGACGCACGAAGTCTTCTTCCCCTGCGCCAGCACAAGCAGTCGAACAGACTGCTCCCACGTCACACGGACTATCTTATGTGACGCCCACGGAGTTCGTTGAACTTCCTTCACGAGGACAGTTCTATCCCCCAGAACATCCTCTTCATAATCAGGAGACAATCGAACTCCGATTCATGACAGCAAAGGACGAGGACATTCTAACCTCTCCCTCCTTGCTCAAGAACGGATTAGCAATTGATCGTCTTGT